CTTACTAGCTGGAACTCTATAAGCTAACTCAGTTTTAGGACGATCCATACCATCTTGAATAGGTTTAAAGAAAAAAGGATAATTAATACTAATAGGCACCACTTTGTCTGTAAACATTTTTTTAGCATCTGCACCTGTTTTAGATAATATACCATATCTACTATCACTTGATATAGTAGCTAAATTAACTGTTTCTGCAGATGACATGAACGAAAAGCCTGAACGTCTGTTCTTTAGATAACACATGCCATAGCATCTTTTATCTGCTTTGCAAGCCTCCCAAAATATAAAGAACAGTCTATTTGCTTCTCTAAAATCAGGCGCGCCTACATCGATTTTACTCCATTGTAAATACATATAATGAGTTCCTACTATATAAGTTGGTTTACCATTATTTGTAAACCAAAATCCCTCGTCTCTTCTTTTAAACTCTTCGTCTATATAGTCGTACCACTGTTCTTTTTGATCTTCAGGATAATTACGCCAGTCAAATATATTTTTAAGACGAGATAATTCTTTAGGTTGTTCAAGTTTGACCCATTTATTTTTTTCGTGTTTAAATATATTTTTAGGTAATTTAGGTAAAGCAATAGCTAGGTTTTGTATTTCTATTATTTCACCTATTTGCCCTGTTTTAGATATAACAATAATATTATGCTCTTTGTTATAACCATATTCCCATTTTTTACCCTTATTAAGTCTACTAATAGTAGTCTTTTTTATAGGCTCAATAGTTTTAACTAAACTTTGCTCGTACATTACTTAGATCTACCTTCTGCGAATCCTTTAAAAGCTTTTTTCTTTGTCTCTTCAGGTGTTTTTCCCTCAAGCATGTTTTCTTCTTCTTGAATTCTGTTAAGTATTTCAAATGCATCAAATATAGCTAGTTTTTTAGTAGCTGCTGCGTTTTTTAATCTATCAGCTGATACATCATCTTCTGTGTTTGTAATAATCTTTTCTTCCGCTACTTTTATCAGCTCATCAACTGCCTTGCGCCCAGCTTGGATTATACTCTTCTTCGTCTCCTTGATATTCATATTTAATTGTAATAAATTTAGATAAAACTCTATATAGTCTTTCGCCATCGACGATAAACTCGTATTCACTATTAGGGGTAAAACCAACTAAACTATTTACTTCTATAGTACCATCTGTGTATTTAACAATACCTTGTAGTGGTTTTTCAGATTCAGTATTAAATTGGTCTGTATCTTTTAAAGGTATTACAAAGCAATAACCTTTTGGAGCTATCCACTCTTTATCTCTTTTATATAAAAAGATTTGATCATGGTTTATAAAATAAGTGTCTTCATTAAAATAAGATCTACTATTTTTTTCTTCACCATGTTGATTGTGCCATCTACGAAATACATTGTGATGTACTATAACTATATCACCAAGTTTTATATCTGTATCACCAATTATAGGTGTTGATATAACAACAGCCTCTCTGTTAACATACTTATGGTTGAATATTTCAGTATTAAGTATTAACTCTTTACCATCTAACTTTTTAGTATTATTATATCTTTCTCCTTTTGGCTTTACAACAAAGTTGTAAACACTTTTCATTAGTACTCAAGATTATATTCTACAGACACAGCCATGTTTTTATTAAAGTCTTTCCATGGTAATATATCTTTATTTTTTCTAATATAAATAGAGTACTTATCTTCTTCTTCTAATATATCACAAATTGTATGACCACCATAAACTTCTTGACCAACAGCGTAGTGCATAGCGTCGTTTTTATAATCTTTACCTACACTAATCTTTCTTATTAACTTCGCCATTTTCTTTATTTGTTTTACTGTAAGATATAGATCCGTCTTGAAGATTTATATTATCAGTACCGTATTCTTTTTGTAGTTTTTGTCTTTGTTGCTCAAGACGAAAGTGCACGCTCTCCATAGCTTTTAATAAAGAGTGTTTTCTAACTTCTATGCTACCTACTTCATTAGTTAAATTATCGATAGTTTTAATAGCTGCTTGTAGTTGAGCTAATTCTTCATCTTTAATTTTTTCTGGTTTTAAGTCTATTACTTCTTCTTTTTTTGTTTTTTTTGTCATTTTATTTAATTTAATTTATATACTATGTTGTCTTTTTAAATAACCATGTATTCTATCTATTGAAGAGTTTGTAAGATCAGATGTATCATATATTATAATTTCATATATATGACCATCTAAAAACCTATCTTCACCTCTACTTCCTAAAACGCTAAAATCAATAGCTCCTGCGTTTGCTTGCTGAGAAGTTGGTGTTTGCAATACTCCGTCTATGAAAACATTAAAATTACCTGTAACACCTGACTCCCTTTGAAAAGTTAAAATAAACTTTTGATTAGTTGGAAAAATTGCTGATGCATAAGCTTGAGAAGTTTGCGTACCATCTATCTTAGCTCTTATTCTCTTGTTTGTTTGTATTTCTAAAAACTCGCTAGCGCCACCTATACCAAGCAGCGTTTGTGTATCAACACTATCAAGATCTAAAACCATAAAAAGTATAAAAGCTTCTCTTCCACCTACTTGTATTGCAGTATCAAAATCGTAATGATCACCAATAACTTCTTCTTCACCTTCTGGAGTTTCTCGACCATCTAACAGTAATGCATTATCATCTAAAACGCCTTGATTTTCAGATGCGCTTTGAGATAGATTATTACCTTCAGGTGAAGAATCAGCCCAACTTGTAACAGGCGTACCATCACCACTAGACGTTATTTTATCTGGTTTGAACCAACCTTTTGGACCAGGTTGTTCTATATTTGGATTCCATGGAAAATAATCTTTACCACCTAGTTTATAAAAACCTATACCTAAGCCTAACATTACTTACCAAGATAACAAATCACACCTCCATCAGTATCTGCTGAAGGCTTAACTTCTGTCCACCTACCGTATATTGTTAAACCAGCAGGATATGTTATACCAGTAGCATCTTCACCACCATCACCAGTGCCATTTAATCCAGAAAATGTTAATGTAGTTGAAGAAGCTGTAACGTTTCTATTAAAAGTTATTGTTGTTCCATCAACACTAGTAACTAAACAAGGTGGTGTGCTTGTTGATTTGTTTTCACACAAATCTTCTGTATTAGAATAAACCTGCATACCAACTTTTATATCAGCGTTAGCACCTGTTAAAGTGTGTGTTGTATTAGCGCCAGCATCAGAAAGCGCTTGTTGAGCATCTCCATTGTTATGACTAGCTGCTTCAGTGTTTATACATTGAAAACCATCTACAGCCCCAACTCCTTGAGCCTCAGGCCTTAACACAGTAGGTGTGTTTTCTGCTATAAACTGTATTGCTACAATAACTAAACCTTTTGGAGGATAAACTGAGCTAGCAGTTTGGCAATGTATACTACCCATTTGACCAAAACCATAAGCTACTTCTGTTGAATTTTGTCCCATAATTTTATTTTTTTACTTTTTCTAGTGATCTACCGCCAAAATAAGCACCGATCACTGTTATTAATACTAATTGTAATAAGTCTGTCCACTTGTCTTGTACTTTGAAGTTTATAGCGCCTGCATCAATAAATATTAACAAAACTGTTGCTACAACTAAAAACACTAATACTAGTGGTCTTATGTTTTTACTAAGCCACGAGTCTGAGCTCATGTCCATCTTCCATCTTTCGGTTACTTGCTTTTGCATCTCAGCTTCATAACCCATAATCATATCTTTTATTTTTTGCTCAGCAGCTAACTTTTCTTCTGCTGATGTATGTAAGCTATCTATAACTCCGCCTACGTTTTTTATTAATTGTCCAGCTCCAGCTGAAAATATTTTATTTAACATTTTAATATTTTTTAATTATTAATATCCTCCACCACCGCCTCCACCAGAATAACTACCACCTCCAGTACTAGTACTTCCACTGGTAACAGCAGGACTTGATGTAGGCACAGCTTGTTGTTGTACTATTGGTGTTTGTTCAAATATTTGTTCAGGTGTTTGTTCAGGTATTTGTTCTTCAACATTTTCATCTATTGTTTCTGTTTCTAATGATTCATTGTAGTTAACAAGAACTAGACCAGGATCATCAATAGGAGTTAAACCAAGTAAAAAATTTCTTGGATCATCATCCATGTAATATTTAGCAACTACATTTTGTGTAGACACCATAGATGTATTAGGACCTATTTTATGACTTACACCTCCCATATAACCAACTTTACCAAAATGATCATGAGTATGAAAACCTAACAAGTTGTTTAGTCTAGCATATCTTAGTGCTTCTTCTTTTTTAGAAAATAAAGGTATGCCATCTATTTTAGTTATTATACTCATTACACTGTTCCGTTTTTATTACCATTGTTAGCTTGTTTTTCCCAAGGAAAATCTTCACTTCCAGCTTCTTTTGCAACACCATCTACAATTATCATGTCTTTACCATTTATAGTTTTTCTTGGATATACTTCACCGTTGTAAGTTACACTATCATCTGTATATGCTAGTTTACCAAGTTTCATATCTGTAGCATGTCTCATTTCATGATTTACAACTTGCCTTTCTTCTGCGCTACCTGGTATTATATTTTTATTTATATATATTGTGCCATCCATATTTGCTTCACCCATTATACCTTCATCTAGTGACACTCTAATAACAGGTGTGCCAGGTACAGATGCATCACCATCTACTTCTTTATTAAAGCTAAGCTTAGATGTTATTTCACCTTTACTCATGTATGGTTGTCTTGCTTTACCTAGTTTAAATCCCATTATCTATCTTTATCTTTTATCATATCGTCTATAGCTTTGTTGTAAACTTTATCTGTATATGATTTATTCTTATAAAATACACTTCTTTCTGAAGTGGGTAAGTCTTCCTCACCTAATAAAATACGATATATCCTACTAATCATTTGAGAGCATTTCCACGAGGTTTTAAATACAGAGTACATTATAGTTGTTCTGTTTCTATGTCTCCATACATCTATCCAGCCTTCATCTCTTAATCTCTCCCATCTTGCTTTATCCCACGAGTATGTATAAACTCCGTTGATAAAATCGTTTCGTGTAAATCTTTTTTTACAATCTAAATAAATTAATAATTCTAAATCTGCGTCTTTTAACCCGTAAGTTTTACAGACCCACTTTCTAGTGAGCCTGTAATACTTAAGGATATTCATTTCACGCAAATCTTGCGCGGTTAGTTTCAAGTTTATACAGCGCTAATACCAATAGCAGTAACATCTTCACTAAAGAATATTGTGCTTTTTGTTTTGTCGTCACCTTCAATACTGTCAGCATTTACTGTAGTTGTAGCAGCGTCTGCCATTACTTGTAACGGAGCTTTATTATGTGTGTAACCATTTATATGAGCTACAAGCTCTTGCATTACCTCTTGTATTTTTCCTCTAGTAACAGTAAAACGTAAAGTTTGAGCTTTTTCTGTTTTTTTAGTATCAATATACACATCTAAAGTAGTTATAGCTTGAGGTGCCATGCCAACAATAGCATCTGCTGGTATTGCAATTGAGCTTGATTGGTCATCGTCATCGTTTTCATCAGCAACATCTCTGAAATATAAATATTTTCTCATTGTTTTATTTTTAATCGTTTATAATTTATTTACCTATTATGCTAATCTTTCAGCTGTAACAACTGGTGCTGGTCCATACCATTTAAGATATAATCCTATTTTAGCACCACCAGCAAGCGTCATCCCACTTTCTTTAGCGCAAATTTGGAAGAAAGATTCATTAGCTCCTCTAAATAAAGGAGATTCATGACTAATAAAAGTACCACCAGTTACAACATCTCCAAGAGTATCACCACTACCAAAATTAAGATCTTCATCTGGTAAAGATAAATTACCAGCTTGATCAGCACCAATAATTTCAGTACCAGCAGAAGCAGCGTTATCAGCTACAGCAGCTGTATGTACTTCTAAAGCACAAGACGCATCAGCTCCAGTTGATAAGTTTACATTCATTATTGAAGCTTCTACAAGTACAGCTTGAGCAGGAATAGAAATTCCAGCAGAAGCTATTACATCATTATCAGCAACAGCACCATCTGGTAAATCTATAACTTCATAGTGCTCATGTACACCAATTCCAATACCACTAACACCAGGATTTTGAACTGTAATAGTACCACAAGAAGTAATACTACCATGAATATAATTTGCTGCAACAGTTAAATCATTTAAAGCAGAAGTAGCAGAATCTGTCGTTGTTACATCATCAGCGATTACAATAAATCCATCACTATGACCTCTACTTGGACTTGCTATTGCATCAGCAATTTTAGACATTACTTCAAAAGTGTCTCCTTGTGTTATATTCAAATTAACTGAATCACGTAAAACATTTGTGTAACCTGCTAAAGCGCTTTGAGCTCTAGAAGGTTTAAAAAATAACGTTAAAACAGTATCTGATGTAGGTTGCATAGATGTTAAATCTTCAGCAGCAAAACAATAAGAAGATGGATTATTAGTTGCTACACCAGTAACACCATCATTAGCTTCATCAGCTACTGTTCTAAAGTATAAATACTTTCTCATTTTTTCTTTTTTTTAATTAATAATTTGTTTTTGTTTTTTTGTTTAAAGTTTTAGGTTTATGGTTTAGGCTTGATATATATAATATCACACATAAAAGTGATATAATAAGTTTTTTATTTTAAGTTAAGTTCCACTCCCATAAGCAGGTTATATAATATGTAGTGTTTGCCGTTGCGCTATCACTTTGTATAGATAATTGTACAGTGTCACCAGCGTTAATAACATTAGTACCACTATCTAAACCTGTTGTAAAATCATATGTAGCCATAGTTTGACGGCTACAACCTGCTCCAGATTGTGTACCAATTATAGTTGGCGCAGCGCCAGTGTTAGAACTAGTATTTTGAGTTTCTAATCTCCAAGTAAAAGTGTTACTACTTACATCTGTAGTTGCTCTAAGAAATACTTTTAGTAATTTTCCACCAATAGGAGCTAGAATAGGTAGGTTTTTGTTAGTTGAAGTTGAAGATTCACCTTCAGCCTCTTGTAATCCTACATATGTTTTAGTCGTGTCAATATCTGCTCTAAACATATAATATGTGAGTTGTTTGGCTTTTTCAACTCCTATTATATTTTTGTCTACAAACTTCATTATCTAACTATAACATCTAAAGGTGTTGAACCACCTACTTTAACATATAGATTATATAAACCACCATCAAAATCTATTTCATCTTTTTCTAACTTTAACATAGAACCTACTGGTATTTCAACATCTTTTATTATATAATAAATAGTACCAGCGGCGTTTTGTAAATAAACTTGAGCTGTAACAGTAGCTGTATGTACATTGGCTAAAGTCATAGAGTTTAAACTTTTAGTCTTTTTATTTATATCTATTATTTCAACCGCTGTAGCGGTAGTAATTTTATTAACAAACTGTATTACACTCATTTATTTATTTTTATTCTACTAAAACAACATCACCATCACGAATAACTCTATAAAGAGTATCTTGCCAAGAAATGTCGTGTCCAGCATGTTTATCATAGTATATTATATCACCATCTTTTAATCCTTCAACTAAATTACCACACGATATTATTTTTGCTTTTATATAACGATTATCTACATCAGTGTCATCTGTCATTATAAGACCAGCAACTTTTTTAGGTTCTGTTTTTATTTTATCTACTATTATATATCTATTTATTGCTTTCATTCATTCTCATATTTGAAATTACACAATCTGCAGATATAATTGTCGATACTACACTCACTGCATTTTTAAGAGCTGACTTAGTAACAAGTACTGGATCTATAATACCAGACTTTATCATATCAACTTCTTCACCAGTTACAACATTTACACCTAAACCTTTTTTAGGACGAGGTGCTACTTGTTCTAAACCTGCATTTTCTAGTATAGTATGAAAAGGTGCTTCTATAGATTTAAATATTATTTCTTCACCAATTGATTCAGGTGTTAAATTTTGAGATGCGTTAAGTAATGCAATACCACCACCTGGCACTATACCTTCTTTCAAAGCTGCTTTTGTTGCATATATTGCATCTTCTACTCTATCTTTTTTTTCTTTCATCTCAACCTTAGAATCAGCACCTACTTTTATAACACCAACACTACCAGATAACATTGCTAATCTTTGTTGATGTTTTTTCTTTAAAAAAGGATTTTTATCTTCTTTATCAATTAGCTTTTGTATGCTTTTAATCCTTTCATCTAATTTTTCTTGAGGTGGTTCTATAGTTAACACCGTGTTCTTATTATCTGTTATAGCAGAGTATGCTTCACCTAAACAGTCGATGTCTATTAAATCAAGATCATCACCAAGTTCTTCGTTTATTACTTTAGCACCTATAAGAAAAGCTAAATCTTCAACTGTATCTTTTTTAGTAGGACCAAAGCCTGGTAAGTCAATAATATTAACTTTTATATTACCTTTTACTTTATTCATAAGAAGTGCAGCTTTAACTTGTTGTTCCACTGGAGCAACTATAAGTAACGCACGTTTATTTTTAATAACATGTTCTAATACTGTTTGTATTCTTCTTATATTTGGTATTTCTGACATTACAACTAATACTAACGGATTATCAAGTTCGCAAACTTGTTTATCTTTATCAGTAACAAAATGTGGTGATGTGAGTCCTGAATCTACCTGTACGCCGTCAACTACTTCGACATATGTTTCTTCAGTTGGAGACTCTTCCATTAATACCACACCATCTTTACCTACTTTAGTATAAGCTTCTGCTATAATCTTTCCTAGCTCTGCATCATTATTGCAACTTATTGAGCTAACAGATTCCAGCATATCGCCTTCGATCTTGACAGAAATCTTATCAAGGTAATTATTTATTTTTTTAAGACCAGATTTTATACCGTCTTTTACACTTCTAGTGTTTTCTTTACTATTATTTACTTTTTCTAATAATGATTCAGCAAGGACAGTAGCTGTAGTAGTACCATCACCTGCTTCTCTCACTGTATTTTTAGCAGCTTCTTTAATAAGGGTTGCACCCATGTTTTCAACCGGGTCAAATAAGACTACGCTTTCCGCAACGGTTACACCATCTTTTGTTATTACCGGTAAACCTCTTGCATCTTCGTATATAACACACTTTCCAGATGCTCCTAGGGTTGATTTTACTGCTTTTGCTAGCTTTTTAACGCCAGCAACTACTCTTTCGTTAGCTAAATCGCCAAAGTTTATGTCTTTGACAATCTCGCTAGGCTGATTGTATTCCATATTTGATTAAATTTAATTAAATTGTTGCTTATTTGAATGTTTTTACTACTTTTGGACCTTTTGTAGCCTCTAATTTTTTCGAGAAATGGTCGATGCTGCCATCAATTGCTGCTTCAGCGCCTTCTATGGTCTCTCTACGCGTAACATCATGCCAATTTTTATCACTATCTGGATCATTTACCTCAGTTTGGTAAAAACCGTTAGGTAATTGTGTAATTCTCCAGTTCTTTTTGTCAGCTAGATGTTGCCACTGGTTAATAGTTTTTTCATTCGGTTTAGTATTGCTAGTTAATGTACTAGTCTTGTAGTATAAATAAGTCATTTTTTTGGTTTTTTTGGTTAATAACTTGGTATAGGGACTTTCCCTATTCTTTTTTAGTTCCTTTACCGTCGTTTCCGCGGTTAGCTTTTACGCTTTTGAACTTTTTATCTTTATGGTCGTAATCTTTACCATTTATATTTTTACCGGCTTTAATAGCAGCACGTCTTTTACGCTGATTTTCTGCTTTTTTCTTACGCCTATTATCCGTCATAGCTGCACGCTTGTCACGAGCTGCTTTCATACGCTTTGCTGTAGGTGTAAGATTTTGTTTCGCCATAACTCTATTATTACATAGTAAAGAAGTAATTTACAGTTGTTGTAAATATTGAAGTAAAGTGTTGCCCCCTCCCCCCTGGGCCCCCCGCCCATAACAGAAACGCTTTGCAAAAGGCCCATGGGCCCTGCTTTTACGCATTTTGCTGTAAAGTTTTTGCGTTTTGCTACATAGCAGCATGTATAGCATTTGCACAATCTAGTTGCGACTGTATATAGATAATATAAATAAACGATATGAAAAGAATAATAGAAAAAAACATCGCACTAATTATAACAATAATAGTATTTGCATTTGCATTCTCAAGTTGTGCTACTACTTATAATCCTGTAAATCCAACATATGGTAATTGTAGATAATAGAAAGTGCACAAACTAAATAAGTCAAATAATAGATAATATAAATAACTAAATTAAATTAACTTAAACTAAATTAAAATGTCAAAAACAACTAACAACTTAACAACTAAAAGATTTGTAATTAGAAAGTCATTAATTGGTAAACACACAATTATAACATTTGTAAACAAAAAACAAGAAACAGTAAAGTATAATCATGATGAAGTATACAATGCTCACAAAGAAAGATTTGAAAGTATGAACTGTTTTGACAAATACAAATCATACACAAATAGTAATGCAATGCCTGCATTCTGTAGAGACTTACAAATAAAGTAAGTTTCTACAACGCACTCGGAAACGAGTGTGTATAGCAAATATGTATAGCAACGAGTGAAGCGGCGCTCGTGCACAAACTTATTGCGACCACCATCAGATAATATATATGTAACCAAAAATAATAAATATGTCAAGTATAATTTACTCAATTAAACAAACTGACTTTACTACTATTATTACTACTAAAAGTGGAATAGTGAAAGTATATGAATTTAATACTATTGAAGAAAATAATAAATTCTATGAATCACACAGTTAGAAGTGTAGAGTATTACCTCTAAACTAAAAATATCAAGTAAATAATTACACTACTTTTAAAGTATACTGTGACAATAGGTAGTTAAACTAAGTTATAGTAACACCCAAATGTCACACTTTTACACAATGTCAATACGATGTAAGTAAGATAATATAAATGTAAAACAAATAAAACAAACAACTATGTTAGATAAACTAAACAA